GCCCTTCGAGGATAGGGATCGGGAGTAACAGGCCATAAGCCGCCACGACGACCACGTCCGCCGCCAGACTATTAAAAAGTCTCTGAGTTTCGACGTCAGCCAAGGAAGTTGGCGTGAAAACTGGGATTCCAATAGAATCCGCCGCCGAATGAACTGGCGTCCGCCTTATCTCGAGCCCCCGACGGCCGCCGCGTGCAGGCGCACGTGTATAGACGGCGACAAGCACGTGACCGCTGTTCGAGATTTCCAAGAGCGCCGGAACCGCGAATTCCGGCGTGCCCATGAAGACAACTCTCATCATTCGTCCATGACCATTCCAGAATTTTAGTTCATCAAAAATCTCGTCCTGCACAAATTCTGCCCAATGCGAAATAATCCTCGTTCCCTGTCAGGCGCTTCTCGTTCGCGCCCGCATGAATGCCCGCTCGTGTGCGCGACCTTGGGCCCAGCCGAACTGCTAGCCCACGCCGTTCAAATCTGGCACCCCCGGAAATGCTCGACGCCAGAGTTTTGATGGGGTCTAGTACAGGGCCCGGGCGTAGGCCCATCTGTGTCGCATCGGTGCTCAAGTATGGACGCACAGCTACGAGCGACATCATCAAGAAAGATGTGGGTCGAAGGCGCGGTCGAATCGCACGGCTAGTGAGTCCATCCGCTCCCCCAGCCGAAGCTCCAGATCATGAATGTCGGCGCGACTGGGGAGTCCGCGTAAGCGGTCAAGAAAATGTTCTCTTTTTGTTCTAAGGCCCGGAATTGCTGGAGTTGGCGCGGATCGACCGCGTCGTCGCCGACCCACACGAATTCGAGCGACGGCTCGCCCATGCACGACTGGATCACATGATCGAGGGCGTTCTTCACCCACGCTTTCGGCGGCAAGAGCCCTTCCTGCGTCGCCTGCTGGCGCAGCGTCTCCGAGGTCGCGCGATTGACTTGTGACACGAAAGCCGAAGCCGGAACCGAGAAGGCGTAGCAGATGATGCGCGCCAGCCACTCGTCGTACTGGTCCTTGAGCGGCGGCTGGCGCGCCTCGATCAGCTTGAAGTCGGCTGGCATGAACTTGGTCATGCGGCGCCTCGCCAGATTGCCGCTCATCAGCGCGTCGAAATAGTCCTGGAACGAGCGAATCTGGTCGGCGGTCCACTCCTTGGGCAGGGTGGCGAAGGCGTCGGGGGTGGAGCCGGCGCGGTAATAGTCGAGGGTCGCGGCGTCGCGCCTCAGCGCAATATTGACGGTGAAGGCGATCTGCTCGACCGGGCTCATCCCATAGAGCCTGTGCGCGCGGGGGTTGCGCGGCAGGTAGAGCAACTCCTCGGCCGAGAAATCGGCGGGCGGCACGCCCTTGAGGATCTGCTGGTAGGCCGGGTCGGGCGGCTCGGGCGCGCGCCCATCCTCGCCGATCAGCGGCTTGATCGTCGCCCCGTCGATGACGTCGAGCGCATAGAGCGCGCCGCCGCCTAGCTATCGCTAGCCGATTCGGGTTGGTCAATCACCGAGCGCACCTGCTCAATGGGATTCCAACCAGGGGAGGGGGCGTTGCGCGGCTATGCCAAGGCATGCCCTTGGCGATCCATTTTTCGCGCAGGACTGTGTGCGGTGTGTTAGCGTCGTGGTAGCCGAATTGCGTGCCGCAGCAAACGCAAATGTCGTACGAAGGGGCGCCGACATTATCAAAGGCCGGCTCGTCAAGGCCATCGTAACCGCAGACAGGACATCTATTCATTGAGCGCGTCCTTTCTGCGCGTTCAAATCCTCAGGTGGACGCTATGCTGCACGTTCGAGAGAGGTGGACGCTAAGGGTTGCTGGATTCCTGCCTAGGGGAATGATCGTCGGCAAAATGCCGTCCAAGGTCGTATTTGACGGCGCCGAACCAAATGGCGACGATGACGAGCCACAACGAAAATATGCGATAATCGCGATACAAGAAAAAGTGAATTAATACCGATCGCGACGTGATAAGGTTGACCAGCGTACATATCGCTAGAAATGGGAATACCAATAATCCCCACAGCAAATCGCTTCGTGCATCATGATATGGGCCTTCTTGGCCAGGTGCTATCCATAGCCATGACGCGAAAAATATATACACGACGAGCCCTGGCGCATTCACAAGGATCAACAGCCAACGGATAAAGTTCTTTGATCTCCGGAAGCGGTCCATAGTCGGCCTATTTCAATCGCGCTTCGAGGGTGAAAATGGTCCGACCTCATCGGTCGCATCATTCCAACCCCTTGTCCACCAGGCTTGCTGACTCGCACGGTCAGGATTTGACGAATATTGATCTGCCAAAAAGGTACCGAACGACATCATAGCCTTATACGAATACCCTGCCCCTGACATGTATACGCCTACAGCATAGTTAGACGCGTCTATATAGGCGTCATAAAACTATTCGTTATCTCGTTGAAAATCGTAAGTGCCATTCACCCAGATAGCAAAGAAAGCCGCGATCGGATTTTGCCAATTGGCCGCGGCGTACACCTTTTGAAAATTAGCATAGGGCGGCGCATAAAACTGCGTTCCGTCGCTCGTCGTGTATGAAACTGCGTCATCAGGTACTTCATAGACATGCTTTAGTTTTTGCCCAGGCGTCGGCTTACCCGATCCCGCGGCGCTCGGGTTTTCGCTTCGCGTCGAGGGCTCATCGGCCGTTGGCGTTCCATCCGGGGCTGCGCCGAGACTCGTCTGGGGGGTCGTGGCTTGATCGGCAGTTCCGCCGTGGACAGTGGCGTCAGTCGCGATGTTGTCCAGGCTCGCGACCTGCATGGGGGTCCGCTGCGGCTTGCGCGCCGGGCTGCCCACAGTGGCGACCGCTCCGTCCGCCGTTGAGAACTGCCCGTGTTCGTCGTGGTTCTGGTTGTACTTCCCGAAGGCGGACCCAGCCGCCGGCCCCTTCCCGCCCACCGCCCCCAGCCCCAAGTCCGCCCGCACCTCCTCGCGTCTTGATGCCCGCGCCGACCAGGATCTACAGCGTCTGGGCCTGCTCGAGCGGATCGATCGCGTCGTCGCCGACCCACACGAATTCGAGCGACGGCTCGCCCATGCAGACCTGGATCACGTGGTCGAGCGCGTTCTTGACCCACGCCTTCAGCGGAACCAGCCCTTCCTGCGTCGCCTGCTGGCGCAGGGTTTCCGAGGTCGCGCGGTTCACCTGCGACACAAAGGCCGAGACCGGAACCGAGAAGGCGTAGCAGATGATGCGCGCCAACCACTCGTCGTACTGGTCCTTGAGCGGCGGCTGGCGCGCCTCGATCAGCTTGATGCGGAAGCTTTCGAGTCAGCGGCGCTGGGGATGATCGGGAGCAGGGGCTTGTCCGACCAAGCGACCCCGTTCTCGGCGAAAATTCGCTCCAACGCCTCGATGAAGGTTGGGTTCACGTCATCCCAACCCTGAGACAACGTGCTGAAAAACGACCGAGCCATCGCCTCAAGCTTCTCCGTTCCATAAATCAGAGTTCCGTTCCACAAGACAGCCCCCGCGCCGTCGTACGGGCTGCGAGATCGAATAGCCTCGAAGAATGACCTCTCGTCGGAGCACTCAATATACTTGTAAATAGCGACTAGATCGCATCTAACGGCGCGGTAGATTACGTCCACGCTCAATTGCCAGCGGGAGAGGGTGCCGTCGGGAACCGAGTCGATGTTGCCGGAGGAAAAATGACCGATGCTTAGATCATCCTCGCACAAGATCGTCAGGTGTCGTTGGAGCCAACCGGCGATGTCTTTAGGGATCGTCATGCCAAGCCTCACTTTTTCGGAAACTTTAGTTTAAGAAACTCGCCGCCATTGAGCTGCTTAAGTTTAGCATCATTGATGTCGACACTCGCCGTGGAAGCCAGCGTCTTCGAACTCGCCTGCCCCGCCGGGCGGAACGTAATATATGCGCCATCCGGCACCCAAAGGCGTCAGGGAACTCGGTTTTTGTCCATTGTAGGCCTTGAGGACAAAGGCCCGTGCCGCCGAATCGGGATCGTCGGATGCAGGCATTGCGCGGGGTGCACCAAGTTTGTCAGCGACTCCGGGCAATCCGCCGTTCGGCGCGACTGCATCGGCAACTGTCGCGGTCAGAGCGGTTTCCGCTGGGCGCGCTGGTTCGAACGGCTTGGCAGGCTCGGCGAGCGGGGGCTCGATTTGGGCGACGCTTGCATAAGACCCACTGCCCACGTCCGACATCACCGCGTCATTGCTTGCGACCGGCACGCGTGTCGCCCGCGGTTTGCGCGCTACGCTGCCTACGGTGGCGACTGCCCCGTCGGCCGTCGTGAACAGCCCACGCTCGTCGTGGTGTTGATTGTACTTCCCAAGTGGCGCCGGCGCTCCCGCTTTCCCGCCCCCCGCCCCCAGCCCCAGGTCAGCGCGCGCCTCCTCGCGCGTCTTGATGCCCGCGCCGACCAGGATCTGCAGCGTCTGCGCCTGCTCGAGCGGATCGATGGCGTCGTCGCCGACCCACACGAATTCGAGCGAAGGCTCGTTCATGCAGACCTGGATCACGTGATCGAGCGCGTTCTTGACCCACGCTTTCAGCGGCACCAGGCCCTCCTGCGTCGCCTGCTGGCGCAGGGTTTCCGAGGTCGCCCGGTTCACCTGCGAGACAAAAGGCGAGACCGTCACCGAGAAGGCGTAGCAGATGATGCGCGCCAGCCACTCGTCGTACTGGTCCTTGAGCGGCGGCTGGCGGGCCTCGATCAGCTTGAAGTCGGCGGGCATGAACTTGGTCTGGCGTCGGCGCGCCAGATTGCCGCTCATCAGCGCGTCGAAATAGTCCTGGAACGAGCGGATCTGGTCGGCTGTCCATTCCTTGGGCAAGGTGGCGAAGGCGTCGGGGGTGGAGCCGGCGCGGTAATAGTCGAGGGTCGCGGCGTCGCGCCTCAGCGCAATGTTGACGGTGAAGGCGATCTGCTCGACCGGGCTCATGCCATAGAGCCTGTGCGCGCGGGGGTTGCGCGGCAGGTAGAGCAACTCCTCGACCGAGAAGTCGGCGGCGGGCACGCCCTTGAGGATCTGCTGGTAGGCCGGGTCGGGCGGCTCGGGCGCGCGTCCGTCCTCGCCGATCAAGGGCTTGATCGTCGCCCCGTCGATGACGTCGAGCGCATAGAGCGAGCCGCCGCGATTAAAGCGCGGATAGAGGGTCGCCGCATCGATGACCAGCATGTCCTCGAGCAGCATGCGCAGCCAGTCGGCAAACGAATGGCGCCGGTCGGGGCGGGCGAGGAAGCAGGAGACGGCGTCGATCGCCGGCGAGGTTGCGGGCGAGTCGCTCCGGTGGCGCGCGCGGATGGCGTAGCTTTGGCCGGCGATCTGGTCCTTGCGAGTCTCGATCACTGCGCGCAACAACGGCAGCGCGTCGGCGAGGCCGCGCAATTCAGCGAACGAGACGCCGTCCTCGGATCGTGGGATATAGTTGAGGTTGGCGCCGAACGGATAATCCCATTGCCGTCCTTTGACCTCCGTCGGCGCCATCGGCGCGAGGGGCTGCAGCGGCCCGAACCAGGTGTCCGGCGACACGCCGGTGATCACATAGCGCGTGGCGTCGGCGAGGCGGGCGAAAACGCTTGGCGGCAGGGCGCGTCTGACGGGTTCCGACATGGGTTACGTTCCTTTGGTCTCTGCCCGCATAGGGCGTCCGGAAGGACGTCCGGCCCATGGGGGGAGAGGGTTGGGGTGAGAGGTTTTCGCTTTCCGTTAGGGATTGGCCACCTACGATGCGCGCGTTAAGGCTCACGCGAGCAGGGAAGGGCGATGCGTCGATCGATAGCGCTGGTTGCGCTCGCCGTTTGCCTGCCGGCGCTCGCCAACGCTCAGCCGCGCTGGACCTTCTGCGTCGCTGCGTCGAAGAGCGGCGCCGACGTCTGGATTACCGACGTCTTCGCCGCCGAGCGGGATCGCGTTGAGCTCGAGAGCGCGTTCAAGGCGATGCTCATGCGTACGGGCGCCGCGGGCGCCGACGCGCAATGCCCGCTGCCGCGCGAGGACAAGACCGAGGCCGTCAACGCGCAGTTCGAGGCCGAAGAGTTCAATCGCAAGCTCGGCGCGACGCTGCATGCCGTGCTTGCCGGCGAGTTCCCGCCGCGGCGGTAGCGCGAGGCCCCTCCCACTTCTGGCGGCCGAGCCCTGTGCTTGGAGGGGGCTCGGCGTTGTAGTAGATAATGAGACTGTGGATTTCTGCGCGGCGTTTGACCACCGGTCCGCGTCCATTTTGCCCCACGTTTGCGACCGGGCGGCGCCCCACGGGCTAAGTCGTTGAAATTGCTGACGTAGTCCTACACAAGAACGCGGGTCATTGGCTACCCGATCCCAACCAGCGGAGGCAACAATGGCTATTTCGTCATCAATGTTTCCACCCACAATGAGAGAAGCAGCCAACCACGGCGCCATGTTTGGCGCGGGGTCGGATAAAGCCGGGCAAATGAGAGCCGCCACGGCGCAAATCACAGACTCCGGCGCAGCCGCAATGGCCCCGAGAGCGATGGAATCGGGGGAAATAAGCGCCCCGGATATCGCCCTTGCCGCGGGAATGCCGCGCATAGCAATGAACCGAAGCGGGCCTGCGGGCCCCCGGGTTTTCAAACCCCCGATGGCAGCCGCCGAGGGAGCTCAGATAGCCACAGCAGCGCCGGCGATAGGCGTGCCTGGATGGGGGATGCACCCTGC